GAATCTGCATATATGTAACAATTTATTTCATTGTTTTTAATGAAGTTCGATATATCTCTGTTCAACATTCCTGTTCTGTAAAGTACCTCATCAAATATGTAGGTATCATTGTACTTATAGAGATTTACTATTGAAGTTGAATCTACTGTATAGCCAAAATCAAGTCCTGCTCCTACTAGCTTTGCATCAATAGGTAATTGTTTTATTTCCTTCCAGTCAGGAATGCAAGCACCTTCTAATTGCCCTACTTCACCAAGACCATAAACCCTCCACCAATTTTTCCAATAGGTAGATGTCTTTGCTTTGTCTTTTGCTTTTTC